TAACTGGAGTAAATATTGATCTAAACAAAAACTCTCCAACAGACCAGCTAAAGCTAGCTTTCTCAGTGGTCAGCAAGGACGCTGACGGCACAGCCCCAGACTCAGTTAGAATATTGCTAGAGTTCTCATCCTCTGATGTACATAATGACTCTAATGGTCAATATGCCAGGTTCGAGGTTAACCTAGATAACGGAACTGATCCTGGAGAACATGACTTTGATGCAAGCAGATATGTCATTGTAGCTAAAGACCTTAAGGATCTTTACAAGAGCTCAGGATTTACTTGGAACACTGTAGATGTGATAAAGGTATATGTTTCAGTAATTAAAAATGGTGCAGTGTCAGAAGACTTCTATGTATTCCTTGACGCACTAAGATTAGATAACACTTCTGTAGTTAATTCACTATACGGCCTAACTGGATATTCTGTTATTAGAAACACTGACTCTAAGACTGTAACTAAACTAGCAAACACTACAAACTTTATGGAGTTTAGATTTGCAATGGATGTGCAATAATGGCAGATGCTGGAATTAAAAAGGTAACAATTCTCAACGAAGACTTACCAATAATAAATTCTGAAATTGCTGGATATGGTGTCAGATACAGGATAGTATCTGAGGACCGTAACCGAGTTTCTCAATGGTCACCCACATACTATCTAGATGCTGGATATTCTTATGTTAATGGCAAGCCAATTCCAGACCCAACCAAAGTCGGAGATGCCATCTCAATAGTTTGGGATAGAGTAGAAGTAAAAAGTGGCGATGTTTCAATAGGCAAGATCCGTGACTATGAAATCTGGGTAAGATGGGATAGGGGCGATGGTGGAGACTGGATATATGAGGGCAAGGTGCAAACAAACTCAGCCATACTATTTCAGCCAGATAAATATTACAAAACTGTCAATGGGATTCCAGTCGAGCAATCTTTGGCACCAAACAAGATTTCAGTAGAAATATACCTAGAAAGTGTTCCAGCCGTAAGAAGCTCTGGAGATCTTCTTAGATATCAGATAACTAACCACACGGTTTAATGGTATAATAAAATATGGCTAAAATTCCACTACCACAACGAGGGCAACCAATTGACCTGACATACATATCAGACGTTGCCAATGCAGTAAATAATCTTGCAGCACAGGTTTCTCCATCATCTTATAAGTATGTTACCATTGACACAGATGGATCTAAGCAGAGTGTTAAGGCCTCAGAGGCTAGAATTATTGCTGGGTATGTTACTGTAAAATCTGGAGCTACTGTAACCAGTGGAACTGAAGAGTCATTCTCCTATTCATTTACTGGTGGAGAATTTAAGTATGTCCCAATTGTAACTGCAACTCCTGTAATTGTTGGTAATGCCACTGAAGCTGGAAAGAATGTTACCGTAGTAATTAAGAATGTAACCACCTCCAAAGTAGATGGTATTGTCAAGTTTAACTCATCTGGAGATCTGTCACTAGCAGTAAATCTAGTTATTATCGGTATTCCAAACTAAGAGGTATTATGTCTATCAAAAAGGGTAGCATAGAGAATGAAGGATACAACTCACTGCCAGTAATTCCTGGCAATAAGAAGGTCTGGTTCTTAAATGGTGACTTAGTAAGAGTTCATCATCTAAATAAATCAAATGGCATAATGTCTGTTTATAATATTACAAAAGATCAGATCGAAAGTTGTTTAATTAATGACTTTAAGAAAAATCGTGAAAGAGCTTTTACTGTAGGAGAAACTGCAGATCTGGTTAACAGACACAAGAAGTACATGCCTTCCCTGATGAAAAGAGGCATTATCCCATTTCCAATGGGTAGCCAAAAAGGTGGGGCACGAGGCTGGCAGGTAAGATCTTATTACTCAGAATCACAAGTAAGAGAAATTCGTGATATACTTGCTTCCTACCACATGGGTAGACCAAGAAAAGATAAGTTGATTACCAACGATATAACTCCCTCATCACAAGAGTTGACACGACGTATGGGCGATGGTATACTGACTTATACAAGAACTGAAGATGGAAGATTTATCCCGATTTGGGGCGAATCAATTTAATTAAGAGGTATGGGTATGGACGAAACAAAAGTAAAGGTATCTCTAGGGTATACACTAAACCTAGGTAATTTCCAATCGCTACGCATTGATATTGGCGTAGAAGACTCCAAGCGAGATGGAGAAATGACTAACGATGCCTTTGAGCGTGTCTACAAGTATGTAGAAGCAAAGCTGGCTGAAAAGATTGCTGAGAGCCAGGAAGACTAATGGCTGTAGAACGCAAAGACCGAATGGCTTTGCTTTCACGCTATAGCAAGTTCCATACTGCTAGGTATGAAGAGAAGCCATTATTAAATTTGAACGTAGAGCAGTGGGCTGCAGACGCACTCATTGAATCCTACACTTTACCTTTTTGCTACGATCTGCTAGAATATTACTTTAGCACTGCACAGACTCCTACATGGAAGTACTTTGCTAACTATGCTGACAAGATTGTTGAAGCAAGAGAAGACTATAAACGAGACCTAGAGGAGAGAGCTGAGCGTCGTAAGGCAGCTAGAGCGTGGCTAAATGAATAATACAGAATCAAAACTAATATCTGCAGTTCTTGCAGACAAACAAATCCACGTTCTGCTTCAGGCAAACGTAGAGACGCTTCTCCGTACTCACAATGATATCTGGACATTCATCAGAAACTATTCTGAAAACAATGGCACTGTCCCACCACTAAACCTTGTTGTAGATAAGTTCCGTGACTTTCACCCAGTCGATGGAGTTGGTGCAACCAAGCACCACCTAGAAGAGTTGCAGGTAGAGTATCTAAACGATAGCCTAAAAGATATTCTAAGATCTGCTGCATCAGAAGTTCAGGGTGGAGAGGGAACCAAGGCACTAGAGCAACTAATTACAAAGACGTCAGAGCTAAAGAAGAACACCTCAACAATTCGTGACATTGATGCAACTGACCTAGAGTCAGCAGTTCAGTATTACGAGAATGTCCAAAAGCAAAAAGAGCTTGGCTCTATTGGAATTAAGACTGGTCTAGCTGGATTTGACAACTACCTGCCTGCAGGAATTATGCCAGGACAGCTTGGCGTATTCTTGGCCTACCCAGGTATTGGTAAATCTTGGATGGCACTTTACTTTGCGGTACAGGCATGGAAGCAGGGCAAGTCACCACTAATTATCTCACTTGAAATGAGTGAGACAGAAGTTCGCAACCGTGTATTTACTATTATGGGTGAGGGCCTGTGGTCTCACCGTAAACTAAGTGATGGGCAGATTGATGTAGAGGATCTAAAGCGTTGGCACAAGAAGGACCTCGCTGGCAAGCCAGAGTTCCACATTATCTCTAATGACTCTGGCGGTGAAGTAACCCCATCTGTTATTCGTGGCAAGATTGACCAGTACAAGCCAGACCTAATTATCGTAGACTACCTACAGCTAATGAGCCCAAACCAGAAGTCCGATAACGAAACCGTTCGCATGAAGAACCTTTCTCGTGAACTTAAGCTAATGGCTATTGGTGAAGAGATGCCCATCATTGCAATCTCCTCAGCGACCCCAGATGACGTTAATAAATTGGATACTGTTCCTACCCTAGGTCAGACTGCCTGGTCCCGTCAGATCGCCTATGACGCTGACTGGGTGCTAGCTCTGGGCCGTGGTACCAACTCAGATATCATTGAGTGCGTATTCCGTAAGAACCGTAATGGTTTTATGGGTGAGTTCCTAGTTCAGGCAGACTTTGATAAGGGCTGGTACAAGTACAAGGACTTTGAAGATAAGTAGTTATAATTGCTTATGGCTAATTTACACCATAAGCCAATTAAAAGGTTTGGCATAGATGGAATCATTCACGATGATTCAGCTATTGCCAGGCTTAAAATTGAATACATAAGGCTTGTGTTGCTGGAAATGCGTCTATCTGGACATGTTCCAAGATTAGATATTGATCCAGACTTCACAATAAGCTATAATGAACATACTGAATACTTTGAATTTACATTATCAATATACGGGACATACATAGGGAAAAGAAAAAACGAATGCATACTGGGAATAGACGGAACAACGGTAATATATACACAACAGAGCAAATCAAGCGAGTCATCGCAGGATCAGGGATCTCGGTTGAATCAGAAGTAGATTCTGACTATATTATCTTTTGTCCATTCCACAATAATTCTCGTTCCCCTGCTGGAGAAGTTGATAAGTTCAACGGCACATTCTTTTGCTTTTCATGTCAGCATGTAGCCAACCTTGTAGAGTTGGTAATGCACACTTCTGCCAGATCGTATTTTGAGGCGGTACGCTTTATTAAAAGTAAGGAAACTGAATCAGACCTTACACAAGAAATCAACAAGCAGCTTTACGTTAAGCCAGAGTTTACCCAGTATGACCAGGTTTTGATTAAGAGATTAAACCAACAAGCATTAGAGTCTCCACGTGCTATGCGTTACTATTCTGGAAGATTGATTACAGAAGACTCAGTTAAAAAGTTTGCACTAGGTTTTTCTGAGAAGCAGGATATGGTAACTATTCCAGTTCATTCGCCAGATGGAATGGAGATTGGTTTCGTTGGTCGCTCAATCGAGGGCAAAGAGTTTAAGAACACCCCAGGCCTACCAAAGAGTAAAACTTTATTCAACCTTAACCGTGTTAAGACAGCTGATCGTGTGTATGTGGTAGAATCATCCTTTGATGCTATTCGCCTAGATCAGTGTGGATTTCCAGCGGTAGCAACATTGGGTGCAAACGTATCCAATATACAAACAGACCTACTACAAAAATACTTCAATAACGTTATTGTTATTGCAGACAATGATGAAGCAGGCGGTAATATGAAAGACAAGATTGTTGAACGTCTTGGCTCTCGTGTTAGCGTAATTAAATTAGATAAACAATACAAGGATATTGGCGACATGCCAGACGAAGCAATCAAGAATCTTGACCTATCGTTTGACAAGTCAATTGCCAGTATGCTACAATAATAAACCATTATAAAAACAAGGAGAAATAATGAGCGTAATTAGAGGGCTAAAAGATATCGGTGCACTAGTCGATAAGCCAAAATATGAAAGCACAGGAGCAAAGGTTCGTTGGGTCAAGTTGGCAGACGGACAGTCAGCAAAGATTCGTTTTGTTGAAGAGCTGGACTCAGATTCAGCAAGCTATTCAGAAGACCGTGGTCTTTCTGTAGTAATTTCAGAGCACACTAACCCAAAGGACTTTAAGCGTAAGGCTGCATGTACCGTAGATTCAGAGGGTCGTTGCTTTGGTTGTGAGATGGCTCGCAAGGAGCCAAAGTCAGGATGGCGTTCACGCCTACGTTTCTACTGCAACGTGCTAGTAGATGACGGCACTGAGGATCCATACATTGCTGTTTGGTCACAGGGTATTTCAAAGCAGTCTGCATTTAACAACATTCGTGAGTATGCACTAGACACTGGCTCAATCTCAAACCTTGAGTGGAAGCTAAAGCGTAATGGTCAGGGAACTGAGACCAACTACACCTTGCTACCAAGCAAGCCAGACACTGAGCCATTCACCTGGGGAGAGCACGAGTTCTTCAACCTCGAAAAGGTTGTTCGTGAAGTTCCTTACTCAGAGCAGGAAGCCTTCTACTTTGGCTTCGATGGACCTTCGTCTATCACCTCAACCAATACCGATTGGTAATATAAGGCTTGTGGGGGTATCTATAAACGGTACCCCCATTTGCTTTACACGTATTGACAACGTGTCAAAAATATGTCATAATCTTTACACATTATAAAAACAACATTAAGGATAATATGAGTTACGCAGGGCTTCACGTTCACACGCACTACAGTTTGTTTGACGGAATCGCCACTCCACAAGAATATGTGGATCGTGCAGTACAGCTAGGAATGCCAGCTATTGCAATTACTGACCATGGATCTCTATCTGGTCACCGTGAAATGTATCGTGCTGCCAAGGAGGCAGGCATTAAGCCAATTCTAGGAATTGAGGGATACATCACCAAGGATCGCCTAGATCACACAGACAAGAAAGAGAAGAACGATCTTCTCGACCTAAACTATAACCACCTAATCATTCTAGCCAAGAATGCTAAGGGACTAGAAAATCTTAACAAGCTAAACGAACTGGCCTGGACTGATGGATTCTATAAGAAGCCACGAATTGACTGGGGTATTCTAGAGCAGTACAAAGAAGGCCTAGTTATAACCTCTGGATGTCTTTCTGGATTCTTAGCTAAAGCAATTGAGGCAGAAAACCTTGCAGTGGCCAAAGAGCACATTCAGTGGGCCAAGAAAACTTTTGGTGACGATTACTACATTGAGGTAATGCCACACAATCCTGCAGAGGTAAACAAGCTTTTGCTAGAACTTGCAGATGAGTTTGGCGTAAAGCCAGTAGTAACTCCAGACTGCCACCACTCTGACCCATCGCAGAAAGAGATTCAAGAGCTAAAGCTTATTCTAAACTCTTACTCAAATAAGGTAGACAAGGAGTCTACATACGAGGGTTCACTAGATTACGACAACCTTATGGACAAGCTAGATTATCTTTATGGTGAAGATCGTCAGATGTCATTTAATAAGTTTGAGATTCACTTGCTATCAGACGAAGAGATGCACAATGCCATGAAGGTCCAGGGTATCGATCGTGAAGATATGTATGAAAATACTATTGAGATTGTTAACAAGATTGAAGACTATGAGATTAAGGATCACCAAGACCTACTTCCTGTGCAGTACCAAGATCCAGACAAGGAGCTTTTGGAGCTTGCTACACAAGGTCTAAAGGATCGTGGGGTATATACAGAAGAATATATCGCACGTCTTGAAGAAGAGTTGAGAATTATCAAGGATAAGAACTTTGGTCCATACTTCCTAGTTGTACGCTCAATGATTGCATGGGCTAAAAAGGAAGATATCATGGTTGGTCCTGGTCGTGGTTCTGCAGCTGGCTCGCTACTCTGCTATGCTCTAGGTATTACAGACATCGACCCTATCGTTCACGGGCTGCTATTCTTCCGCTTTATTAATCCAGAGCGTAATGACTTTCCAGATATCGATACAGATATTCAGGACTCACGTCGTGAAGAGGTAAAGGATTATCTAGTTCGTCAGTATCGCCACGTAGCGTCCATTGCGACATTCCTTGAGTTTAAGGATAAGGGTGTTGTTCGTGACATTGCTCGTGTTCTAAACATTCCACTAGCAGATGTTAACAAGGTGCTAAAGCTTGTAGACACATGGGATGAATATTGCATGTCAAAGTCTACAGAAGAGTTCCGTGAAAAGTATCCAGAGATTGAGCTTTATGGTGAGCAACTTCGTGGACGTATTCGTGGTACTGGTATTCACGCTGCAGGTGTTGTAACTTCGAAGGAGCCAATCTTTAAGTTTGCTCCACTAGAAACTCGTACTGCCCCAGGTTCACAGGAGCGTATCCCAGTTGTTGCGGTAGACATGACAGAAGCAGAGCGTATTGGTCTTATTAAGATTGACGCACTTGGTCTGAAGACTCTGTCCGTATTGCAGGATACCCTAAAAATTATTGAGAAGCGTGAGGGCAACAAGCGTATCGACCTACTTAAGGTCAACATGGAAGATGCAAACATTTATAAGATGTTGTCAGAAGGCTACACAAAGGGCGTGTTCCAGTGTGAAGCTACTCCATACACCAATTTGCTAGTTAAAATGGGTGTCAAGAACTTTGCCGAACTTGCTGCATCTAACGCTCTTGTTCGCCCAGGTGCTGCTAATACTATTGGTAAGGATTATATTGCCCGTAAGCACGGCAAGCAGAACATCTCCTACCACCACCAGGTAATGAAGGCGTTTACTGCCGAGACTTATGGATGTATTCTATACCAGGAACAGGTTATGCAGGCATGTACTGAACTTGGTGGAATGACCATGGCGGATGCTGACAAGGTTCGTAAGATCATTGGTAAGAAGAAAGACGCTCGTGAGTTTGACGCATACCGTGACCAGTTCGTTAAGGGTGCATCAAGATTCCTACGCCCAGAGGTCGCAGAAGAGCTGTGGACGGACTTTGAGGCCCACGCTGGGTACTCTTTCAACAAGTCTCACGCCGTGGCCTACTCAACGCTCTCATACTGGACTGCATGGTTGAAGTACTACTACCCAATCGAGTTCATGTACTCTCTTCTAAAGAACGAGAAGGACAAGGATGCCCGTACAGAGTATCTAATTGAGGCCAAGCGTATGGGTATCTCCATCAAGCTTCCTCACATCAATGACTCAGACATTGACTTCAAGATTGAGGGTAAGGGTATTCGATTTGGGCTATCTGCAATCAAGTACATCTCTGACAATATTGCACAGAAGTACATGGCTGCTCGTCCGTTCAACTCATACGCTGAACTAGAAGAGTTTACCTTTACAAAGGGTAGCGGAGTGAATAGTCGTGCCCTACAGGCTCTCCGTGCTATTGGTGCAGCAACCTTTGAGGATAATCCTCGTAATGACGATGAGATTAGAGAGAATCTGTATGAGTACCTAAACTTACCAGAGTTTAACATGTCTGTTCCTGCACATTACCATGCATTCATTAATGATGTTGAAGAGTTTGAGGAAAAGGGTTCGTTCATTCTTATGGGAATGGTCAAGGGTATTAAGCGTGGCAAGGGCTGGAGTCGTGTAGAGATTCTAGATAAGACTGGTTCCGTGGGAATCTTTGATGAAGAAGAAACTAAGATTGAAGCTGGACGAACATATATTCTTCTTGCTAGCGATAACAGGATCGTTTCTGCTGTTCCAGTAGATGAGATTAAAACTTCAACTGCTGGATTCCTAAAGTTCCTAAACTACAGAATGTTGCCATACAAGGATGACCAGAAATTTGTGGTATCATTTAAGCCACGCATTACTAAGGCAGGCAAGAAGATGGCATCGCTAGTTCTAGCAGATACAGATCGTGACCTACACTCTGTAACAGTGTTCCCTACATCATTTGCCAAGGCATACATGAAGATTGAAGAGGGTAATGCATACAACTTTACATTTGGACAAACTAAGGATGGCACTGTCATCATGGAGGATGTTGAAAGTGTTTAATAATTTAATAAGAAAAGGAGCAACAAAGTAATGATTACTGTATATACAAAACCTGCTTGCGTACAATGCGAGCAAACCAAAAAGCTTTTGACTAAGAATGGTCTTGAGTTCGAGACTGTAGATATCACAGAAGATTCTGCAGCATATGACAAGGTGGTTGCTATGGGATTTAAGGCAGCACCAGTAGTCGTTACTGATAATGATGCTTGGGCAGGGTTTGATCCTACTAAGATTAATGGATTGGTTGCCTAATGACAACGATGGAAGAAGCTCTAGCAGCTCTAGACCCACGCATACGCAAGCGTTTATCTAATGGTGTAGGGTTCAAGACTGAGTATCAAAAGACTCCTAGTCATGGACTTAACCGTGCCCTAAACGGTGGACTACCTCTTGGTCGTCAGGTACTAATCTGGGGATCTAAGTCGTCTGCAAAGTCATCGCTATGCCTTCAGATGATTGGTGATGCCCAGGCAGAAGGAAAGCTTTGTGCATGGATTGATGCCGAGATGTCGTACTCAGAAGAGTGGGCTAAAAATCTTGGGGTAGACACAGACAAGCTAATCGTGTCACAAGCACGTACTATTAATGAGATGGTTGACGTAGGTACAGCATTGATGAATGCTGGAGTTGATATTATTGTGATCGACTCTATTACATCATTGCTACCTGCTATTTACTTTGAGAAGGGCACTGATGAACTTAAAGAACTTGAAAACACAAAGCAAATTGGAGCTGAGTCTAGAGACTTTAGTAACGCATGGAAGATGCTCAACTATGCCAATAACAAGGTTAAGCCTACGATGCTTGTTCTTATTAGTCAATCTCGTAACAATATTAGTGCTATGTATACAAGTCAGCAGCCTTCGGGTGGCCAGGCTACTAAGTTCTACAGCTCAACTGTTATCAAACTTTTCTCTTCTGAGTCAGACAACCAAGCAATTAAAGGCAAGATTGCGGTGGGAGATAAGCTCATTGAAGAGAAGGTAGGACGTAAGGTTCGTTGGGAAGTCCAATTCTCAAAGACTTCTCCTGCATTCCAGTCTGGAGAATATGATTTTTACTTCAGAGGCGGTCTGCTGGGCATAGACAGTGTCGGAGACCTGGTTGATACTGCAGAGATGATGGGCATTGTAGAGCGTACAGGAGCCTGGTATATCCTGCCAGATGGTTCTAAGATCCAGGGTAGGGAAGCATTTGTTAATCGTGTAAGAGAAGACGTAGATCTTCAGGATTCAATTAAGGCTAAGGTCAATGGCGAAGTATAACATTTATCATGGTAAGTTTAGGTGTCAGGATTGTGGCAAAGAGGTAACATCTCTACGATCATATCCAGAGACCAAGGAGCTGACCTGGATGTGTCAGGACAAGCATATGAGCAAGGTAGATCTTAATACTAAGAAGAGCAAGAAGGACTATGAGCGAGAAGAGCGAGAGTAAGCGTTTAGGTGCTAAGCAGCACAAGAACTCTGGTCGTGGAACTCATAAAGGCGATGCATCTTGGGAAAACTTTACGGTTGACTTTAAAGAGGTTGGAAAATCATTTACCCTTAATAAAGAGGTATGGGCTAAGGCCACCACTGACGCAATTAGGAACGGTAACGATCCAGCAATAGTTGTCGTCATTGGTGAGTCTGGCATCAAAACTAGGCTGGCCGTCATTGAGATGTCAATTTTAGAGCAGCTTATCGATGGTGTATAATTAAACCATGAAGTTTGATGAAAAAAATACAACAATAAAAGAAGTGCTCTCAAAAGAAGAAATTGAAGAGATTTACTGGCTTGTGGAGCAATCCTATAATAAATATTTGATGAGGACCTTTACCCAGACAGTATCAGACTTCGATCTGCCATATAGAATAGCTAAAAAAATAATCTCTCATGCAGAAGATATTTCTGGAGAGTGTGGCCTAGAGATCGAGTCTTATCAGTTTGCTAAGTACAAGAAGCTTGTGGATGAGGATGGCGTAGTCCTAATGCCTAATCTAACACCACACTGCGACCTAACCTTTACCGAGCCAAGGTTCACCTTTGACTATCAAATTGGAGGAAATACATCTTGGCCAATTTATGTGGAGGGCAGAGAGTACACTCTTGCTAACAATGAGGCTATAACTTTTAGTGGCACTCACCAGGTTCACTGGAGACAAAGAAAAACATTCTCTGACACAGATTACATAGATATGGTTTTCTTTCACCTAAAAAAGAGAACTGGTGTTCCGTATGAAGCATCAGTTGTTGAAAAGGTTCATGCAAAGATAGATGAATATACTAAGCTATATCAGAATGGAGAATACGATGAATGATGAAGTCCCAATGTGGAACTATCTTTCTGGTCTAGACAAATACTCAGAGCCACTGCCGATCTATGTTGAAAAACCTTTCTCAGACTCTCAGGTAGATTCGTTAAAAAATATAATTAATGATAAGCTCTCTGTTTCTGCAAACTATTACTTGGTCCCTGGCGGCCAGGAAGAGTACAGGGGGGAAAACTGGCATGACCCTAAAAAGGTTGTTCATATGTCTAGAGAAATGGTTGAGTTCGATGCACCGCTAGATGTCGAGCTTACTATGGATGCTTATGTAAAACACCTATATCCAGAAGAAATCAAGCTATGTCACTACAGCTACATAGACTACGATCCTCGTCATGGCGAGGGTAGATATGCTCCATCGCTGCCACCACACATAGACAACACAGAGACAATAGTTACATTTAACTATATGCTAGATGGAAATATTGATTGGGATATCTACATTGACAATAAGCCGTACAGCCTAAAGACTGGGGACGCCATTCTTTTTAGTGCGATTAATCAGGTTCACTGGAGACCAAAGAGAGCCTGGAAGGAGGGGGAGTTTGTTAAGATACTTACTTTTGACTACTCACCGCTCTCTGACTGGAGATTTACTGGTCAGCCATATCCACTAGATCCAGTTCTATATCAGGATCGTGTGCAAAAGTATCTAGATAGACTTCACGACTTTCCGCAGATTCAAGATGCTTGGACCATGTATAATAAATTAGGATTAGAAAACAATATACCAGTAGACAAACACGGATTAATAGGTTAGAATATAAAGATGGAACAAGAGAAAACAACAATAGAAATGGTCAACGGTCTGACAGAGATCGCTGACTTCATGAATGACGAAGAGCTGACCACAGCACTTACATTTATTGCAAAGATTATTATTAAGCCAGACATTCCGTTGAATGTCGCAACCGTAGAGATCGTTAGACTGCAAGCAATTGCTGCCAAGATGGCCTTTAAGGCAACATGGTTGACTAACGTAGATAAGGGAGATAGAGCGAAGAAGAATATATACTATACTGCTGCAGAATCAATTAATCAATTGGTATCAGCTCTAAAGTATATTACTCGCTAGGTGTTATTATGGCAAAAAGTTTATTAAAAGAAGTAATGTTAAAGCCAGTTCAGAAGAAGATTGATTCATTTCTTGACACTGATCAGCTAATCGAAAAGATTAGAGAAGGCTATACAATTAAGCGTGAGGCAAAGTTTACAACAAAGAAGACATTTGCTCCATCAACAATTGCATTCTCCCATGGGGAGTGTCCTCGTTATTGGTACCTAGCTTTTAATGGTGCAGTATTCGAAGACAATGCAGATGCTTATGGCGGTGCTAATATGACTGCTGGTACTAAGTCTCACGAGCGTATCCAGGAAGCTATGGGCAATGTCCCAAATCTTCTAGTCGATTCGGAATTTAAGATTACATACAATGACCCTCCAATTTTTGGTTACGGCGACGTAATGCTAAATTGGGAGGGAGAAGAGCTACTTGGCGAGATTAAGACTATGCCAAGTGAGGGATTCGAGTATAGAAAGAATCACGGTAAGCCAAAGACTGGCCACCTGATTCAGCTACTAATCTATATGAAAATCCTAAATAAGACAAAGGCAGTTCTTATATATGAGAATAAGAATAATCACGACTTGTTGATTCTGCCTGTCGAAGTAACTCCTGGTAGTTACTATGTTCAGTGGGTAAACCAAGCATTTGAATGGATGAAGACAGTTAGAAAGGCCTGGGAAGATAAGACCTTGCCTGAGAAAAACTACCGTTCAAATTCTAAGATCTGCAAGACGTGTCCTCTTCAGGCTGCGTGTGCGGATGCTGGTGAGGGACTATTAAAGATTAAATCTTTGGAGCCTCTAGATGAAAACCAAGCACTGCCAGTGGTGTGACAATCACTTTGACACTGAAATATCATATCAAATCTACTGTTCGGTAGGTTGCAGAGATTCTGCTACTAAAGAAAAAATAGCTGCACGATATCAAATATCACGCAGAAAGAAAAGGTTTGGCAAAACAAGGCCATGTGGTTCTTGTGGAGCCAACCTTTCTATTTATAATGATGATACGTTGTGTCAACAGTGCTTGGTAAATCCAAATGACGTAAATAAAATACTTAAAGAGATCAAGGGGTTTGCCAATGGTAAACATAAGGAAGATTAATGAAAAGCCCAAAAATATTTGTGCTATCGATGCTAGTACTAATAGCCTTGCTTTTGCTATCTTTTCTGGTAATACCTTAGTAAAGTGTGGCAAAATTAGGTTCGACGGACTTAATGCCTATCAAAAGCTGGGGGATGCCGCTAGAAAGTCAATGCCGTTCTTCAAACAGTTTGAGATAGATGCCATCGTTATTGAGCATACAATATTTATCAACAGTCCAAAGACAGCATCTGACCTAGCACTGATTCAGGGTGCTCTATTGGGGGCAGCTAGAATTTCTGGGGTGCGTACAGCAGGATCTATTAATCCAATTACATGGCAAACATTTATTGGTAATGGTAAGCTGACCACAGCCGAGAAGCAAAAGATGATGCTAGATTTTCCAGGGAAGTCAAAGAACTGGTACCAGAACAAGTCTCGTGAAATAAGGAAGCAGCGAACAATTAAGTTTGTTAATACTTATTATGATAAACAAATAACTGATGATGATGTTGCAGATGCAATTGGCATTGGTCACTATGCAATTAATAATTGGGGAAAGATTGACAAATAAATGGCAAAACTATATACTAATGAAGCGTGGTTAAAGAAACGCTACTGGCTGGACAAAAAGAGTCCAGAAGAAATCGCAAAAGAATGTGGGACAAGCGTAGAAACAATCTATGTTTATCTTGCAAAATTTAAGCTTAGGAGATCAAAGAGATGACCGATATGGTAGATCACCCAGTGCACTATACTTCAGATCCATCTGGGGTAGAATGCATAGACGTAACCCGTCACCGCAACTTTAATGTTGGAAACGCAATAAAGTATCTATGGAGAGCAGGACTAAAAAATGAAGACAAGCACATCGAAGATCTTAAGAAAGCAATCTTTTATATTAATGACGAGATTAAACGACTTGAGGGAAAAGCCTAATGACCCAACTCCAAAAGGAAGCACAGCTAGTCCTGCCAGACGGGAAGATAATCGTTAGAGGAGAAATCTTCAAGGTGTCTGGAGAGTACGGGCTTAAGTTTAAGTTCGACAGTCTAGTTAGACATGAGAATGGTGCCGAATGGGTTGATTGCTTTGAGGTATTTCGTGGACAGGCTGGGGCATTTAGAAGCTTCAGATCTGATAGAATTAAACGTATACCAAAGAAAAGAGTAAAGAAATAATGTCAACAGAAGCAGATTTAGTAGCTCACCTAGATGAGGTAAACCGTGTAGTAGAAAAGTATCTGCAGGGTAATGAGCCTACCCAGATTTCAAAAGAGCTTGCTATGCCTAGACAAAAGGTTGTAGCACTTATTGATGAATGGCGTGGACTTGCTGCAGATAATGCGATTATCCGTGCACGTGCCAAGGAAGCCCTGGCAGGAGCAGATGCCCATTACAACAAGCTAATTCAAAAAGCATATGAGGTTATGGACGATGCCACTACAACTGCTAACCTAAATGCCAAGAATGCATCTATTAAACTGGTTGTGGATATTGAAAAGACTAGAATTGATATGCTTCAAAAGGCTGGACTTCTTGAGAACAAGGAACTGGCCGAAGAGATGATGGAGATTGAACGCAATCAGGATATCCTAAAGAACATCTTGCGTGACATTGCCACAGAGCACCCAGAAGTGCGTGACAAGATTATGCGTAGACTATCTGAGGTGTCTAAGGAAAAGGAAGTAGTAACAATTGTCCACGATGTTCAATGAGTTCTTTGAGGTACTTAAGGATAATAACTTTGCTGAAGTTCCAGTAGATGCTAAGACATTTGTGGAGGGTGAGGCATATCTAGGACAGCCACCGCTATCTCAGGTACAGTACGACATCGTAGAGGCCATGAGCCAGATCTACAAGCTAGAAGATCTGATAGACTTGTTAGGTGAGGAAGAGGGCAGAAGATATTACAAGAAGTACACGAAGAATGAGGTTATCCTTCAGCTGGGCAAGGGATCTGGTAAAGACTTTACCTCTACCGTTGCTTGCTCCTATATTGTTTATAAGCTACTCTGCCTTAAAGACCCTGCTCGCTATTTTGGTAAGCCAAGCGGTGATGCTATTGACATCATTAACGTGGCTATCAACGCCCAGCAGGCAAAGAACGTTTTCTTTAAAGGATTTAAATCAAAGATTGAAAGGTCTCCGTGGTTCGCTGGTAAGTTTAACGCCAAGGCTGAAAGTATTGAGTTTGATCATTCGATTACGGTCTACTCAGGTCACTCTGAAAGAGAATCGCATGAAGGTCTTAACCTTATACTCGCAGTTCTTGATGAGATATCTGGTTTTGCTCAAGAGATTGGCACAGGTAATGATCAAGGTAAGACTGCGGATAATATCTACAAAGCTTTCCGTGCGTCAGTAGACTCACGTTTCCCAGATCTTGGCAAGGTAGCACTGCTATCATTCCCACGTTATCCAGGAGACTTTATCTCCACACGCTATGACGATGTGATCGCAGAAAAAGAAGTTATTCACAAGACTCACAAGTTTATTATGAATCCAGATCTGCCAGAAAATGCTGAGGGCAACTCTCTAGAAATCGAGTGGGATGAAGATACCATTATTTCCTACAAGTATCCAGGAATGTTTGCACTAAAGCGTCCAACCTGGGTAGTAAATCCAACCAGACAGATTGACGACTTCAAGCTTGCATTCTATACAGACATCGGAGATGCTATGCAACGTTTTGCATGTGTTCCAACCTTCGCATCTGACGCATTCTTTAAGCAGCAGGACAAGGTACGTGCCTGTATGACCATCAGAAATCCGATAGACAACTCTAAGAGATTTGATGAAACCTTTAAGCCAGATCCAAATAAGAAATATTACGTCCACGCTGACCTTGCACAGAAGCATGACAAGTGTGCTGTGGCAATTGCTCACGTAGAAAAGTGGGTATCTGTTCAGGTAATGAAAGATTACGAACAAGTAGTCCCTATGGTAATTGTAGATGCTGTGGTATACTGGGAGCCAAAGATTGAGGGACCTGTAAACCTTTCAGAGGTAAAGCAGTGGATTCAAAATCTACGTAGGCAGGGCTTTGATATCGGCATGGTATCATTTGACCGCTGGCAGTCATTCGATATTCAGAATGAGCTTAAGGCTGTAGGTATTCGTACTGAAACAGTTTCTGTTGCAAAGAAGCACTACGAGGACATGGCCATGCTAGTCTATGAAGAGCGTCTGGCTATGCCTGCAATCGAGCTTCTATTTGAAGAGCTAACAGAGCTAAAGATCATGAAGAATAACCGTGTAGACCACCCTAGAAAGCTTTCTAAGGACCTTGCGGATGCTGTTTGTGGTGCTGTATTTGGTGCTATTAGCCACACTCCAAAAGATACCAACCTTGAAGTAGAGGTTCATACTTTTAGGGATAGGCCAAAACAAGCACTTGACACGGACTCTAACAATGTGATAAAATATAAACCTATGCCCAAAGAGGTGCAAGACTATTTACAAAGATTTGATTTAATATAAAATCAAAACAATAAAACAAGGAGAAAACAAACTATGACTTCACTAAAGAAGCCACTAATTGCTATTGCCTCTGCAGTAGCACTTGTAACATCTGCTCTAGTAGCAGCTCCAGCTAATGCAGCTATTTCAGCAGCATTGACTGTTAACAACGTATCAGTTACTGCAGCTGCAACTACTGCTGACCCAGTGCTACTTCCAGTTCCTGCAGATAACTCTGTAGATGCTGCAGATGCACTTAAGGTTGTAGTTACCGTTGCTGCAAACACTACTGTTTCAGCTACTGCAACTGGTGTTAAGCTGGTATCAGCTCTTGCAACTGTATCTGCTCCAGTAGCAGCTTCAGCAGGTGCTGCAACATTCTCAGCTAACTCAGGTTCAGGAACTACTGTTACCTTCTACGCATTCACAACTTCGACTACTGCTGGTTCAGTTGTAGTTACCGTTGGTGGAGACACAACTACTTATGTTGTTAAGGGTACTGCAGGTGCTGCATACAACCTAGTTGCATCAGTTCCAACTGTTGCTGGCCTAGGTCTAGATGTAGACTTCACTGCTACTGTAACTGACGTATTCGGTAACGCTGTAACTGGTGCTACCATTACTACCTCAGTTCTTCGTGGTACAGTTAAGACTGCACTTACCTACGATGCAACAGACAAGCGTTACGAGGGTGTAATTACTACTCCTACTACCGCTGGTGCAGTTGCAGGTATCGCAAAGATCACTGCTACTGATGTTGCTGGACTAGCTAAGGCTACAACCGAGGTTGCATTCTCAATTGCTGCTGCAGACCTAGCTACTCAGGTAGTTACTCTTTCAGCCGATGTTGCTGCTAAGACTGCACAGCTTGCTGCAAAGGATGCAGAGATCAAGGCTCTAAAGGCTAAGTTCAATGCTCTTGCAAAGAAGTACAACACTAAGGTTGCAAAGAAGTACCAGGTTAAGCCAGTTAAGTAAACTAATGCTTTACCGTTTGGGGAGGATCTGTTTGGGTCCTCCCCTTACTCTTCCCTAGATTTTAAAATGGGGTTAGAATAGATATCCACCCAACTTGGTGGTACCAACCAATAAATTAAAAATGGTACATTACTATTAACAAAATAAGGAAGGCTAGTCTGCTAATGGACAATTACAGTTATCACGAACTAAACGCAATGCTCAACCTCTACGGGGCAGACGGAAAGATTCAATTTGAAAAAGATAGAGAAGCAGCAAGAGCATACTTCCTAGATCACGTAAATCTAAATACGGTGTTCTTCCACAGCCTTGAAGAAAAGCTTGAGTATTTAGTTACAAAAGAATACTATGATTCAACAGTACTAGATCAGTACTCATTTGATTTTATTAAAGAGTTATTTAAGCAGACATATGCATACAAGTTTAGGTTCCCTACATTTGTTGGTGCATACAAGTTCTACACCTCTTACGCACTAAAGACTTTTGATGGTGAACGCTACCTAGAACGCTTCGAAGATCGTGTTGCTATGAATGCTCTAATGCTTGCTCAGGGCAACGAGCAGCTAGCCAAGGACCTTGTTGATGAAATTATCTCAGGTCGCTTCCAACCAGCCACACCAACCTTCCTGAACGCAGGTAAGGCACAGCGTGGAGAGTTTGTATCCTGCTTCCTACTTCGTATTGAAGACAACATGGAATCAATCGCACGTGCAGTTAACTCTTCGCTACAGCTTTCAAAGCGTGGTGGTGGTGTTGCACTAAACATGACTAACATCCGTGAGTCTGGTGCTCCGATCAAAAAGATCGAGGGACAGTCATCTGGAATCATTCCAGTTATGAAGATGCTTGAAGATGCATTCTCATACGCAAACCAGCTAGGCTCACGCCAGGGTGCAGGAGCAGTTTATCTAAATGCCCACCACCCAGACATCATGAAGTTCCTAGACACGAAAAGAGAAAACGCAGATGAAAAGGTTCGTATTAAGACTCTCAGCCTGGGCATTGTTATTCCAGACATTACTCTAGAGTTGGCAAAGAATAACGAGGACATGTACCTCTTCTCACCTTATGACGTAGAGAAGGTATACGGTATCCCAATGTCAGACATCTCAGTTACTGAAAAGTACCAGGAGATGGTTGACGATGCAAGAATCAAGAAGTCAAAGATTAAGGCACGTGAATTCTTCCAGACCATCGCTGAGCTTCAGTTTGAGTCAGGGTATCCATACATTGTATATGAAGACACTGTAAATAACGTTAATCCTATTGATGGACGTATTAATATGTCAAACCTTTGCTCTGAAATCCTTCAGGTAAACACTCCTACAACATACAACGATGACCTATCATATGACAACATTGGTAAGGATATCTCATGTAACTTAGGATCATTAAACATTGCTAAGGCTATGGAGTCTCCAGACTTTGCAAAGACTATCGAGACCGCTATCCGTGCACTAACATCTGTTGCAGACATGTCATACATCAAGTCTGTTATGTCAATTGCTGAGGGCAACAAGAAGTCACGTGCTATTGGTCTAGGTCAAATGAACCTACATGGTTACTTTGGTAAGGAGCGTATGCACTATGGTGACGAAGAGTCAATCGACTTCACCAACATTTACTTCTACACAGTTCTTTTCCACGCACTAAAGGCATCTAACAAGATGGCTATTGAGACAGAGTCACCATTTGATGGCTTCGACAAGTCTAAGTACGCAGACGGTACATTCTTTGCAAAGTATTTGGCACAAGAGTGGGTACCAAAGACTGCTAAGGTTGCTAAGATATTTGCAGATGCAGGAATTGAAATTCCTAATCAGTGGGATTGGCAAGAACTTGCTAAGAGCATTATGGCACATGGTCTATACAACCAGAACCTACAGGCTGTTCCACCAACTGGATCTATTAGCTATATTAACAATTCAACATCATCTATTCACCCAATCGCATCAAAGATTGAGATCCGTAAGGAAGGAAAGCTTGGTCGTGTTTACTACCCAGCACCTTACCTGACCAACGATAATCTTGAGTATTTCCAGGATGCATACGAGATTGGTCCTGAAAAGATTATTGATGTATACGCTGCTGCAACTCAGCACGTTGACCAGGGTCTATCGCTGACCTTGTTCTTCAAGGATACAGCCACAACCAGAGATGTCAACAGGGCACAGATCTATGCTTGGAAACAAGGCATCAAGACCATTTACTACATCCGCATTCGTCAGATGGCCCTAGAGGGTACAGATGTTGAAGAGTGCGTATCATGCATGCTATAAGGAGAGAAATGATTACAAGACCAATTAACTGGAACAAGATCGAAGATAGTATCGACTTGGATGTCTGGAATAGACTAACTGCCAACTTCTGGCTACCTGAGAAGGTGCCACTATCTAATGACATCCCAGCATGGGCTACCCTAAGAGATGATGAAAAGCTTCTGACCATGCGTGTATTTACTGGCCTAACTATGCTAGATACAATTCAAGGTACCATTGGAGCCATGTCACTAATGCCAGATGCTCGTACACAGCACGAAGAGGCAGTAATAACAAACATTGCCTTTATGGAATCTGTACACGCTAAGTCATATTCAAGTGTATTCTCCACGCTGACATCTACACAGGAAATTGAGGATGCTTTCAGATGGTCTGAGGAAAATCCTTACCTGCAGAAGAAGGCTGAGATTGTTCTAGATAAGTACTATGGAGATGATCCAGAGAAGCGTAAGGTTGCTTCTACGTTGCTAGAGTCATTCCTATTTTATTCAGGATTCTACTGGCCAATGTATTTGTCTAGCCGTGCAAAGCTAACAAACACAGCTGATCTAATTAGACTTATTATTCGTGACGAGGCTGTACATGGTTACTACATTGGATATAAGTTTCAGCAGGCATTTAATGAGGCAGATGCAGAACGCCAGGCAGAGCTTCAAGAATACGCTTATGATCTTTTGATGGAGCTATACGAAAACGAAATCAAGTACACAGCAGATCTTTACGATGGCCTTGGTCTAACAGAAGATGTTAAGAAGTTCCTGCACTATAATGCAAACAAGGCTCTAATGAACCTAGGCTTTGATCCGCTTTTTGCTAGAGAAACTACTGATGTTAATCCAGCTATCTTGTCTGCACTGTCACCAAACGCAGATGAGAACCACGACTTCTTTAGTGGATCTGGTTCTTCTTATGTTATTGGAAAGCAAGAGTCTACAGAGGACGAAGACTGGGACTTTTAATTTAAAGATTTTGGGGGTTGGACAACTGTCTAGCCCCCTTTTTCTTTATGTAAATAATGATATAATTAAATAGTTAGACATACCCCACTAACAAGGAGATCATCATTAAAACCCCTAGACTGTTCGCAGCAATCTCACTGGCTTTCCTGCCAATATTTTTTGCTACTCCAGCACATGCAGAAGATGTCGTAGACCCAGTTGTCGTGGTAGTTACTGAGCCAGTAGCACCCGTTGTTACCGTAGTGAATACGCCTGGTGGAGATGACTCATCCTATCAAATACCATTAACCACTACAGTAACTTTTGACGGAGTTCAGTATAGCTCTGTTTATGCCACCACTAACTCTGTTATTACTTTTGGACAGCCAGATGGAACTTACTGGACCTATCCATCAACACCATCTATATCTCTTTACTCAATGGACTGGGTTGTTTATCCAAACGCTCGTGCCGATGAGCATCTAACTATTGCTGCATCAGATGGTGGATTCCAGGTAGATATTTCTGCTCGTCCTATCTGGCTTCAGAATGCTACAGAGCCAACTAATATTAATATTGTAGCTGCTATAAATACCGATGGAACAGTCTCTATCTCATATTCACTTACTGGGCCAACTTACGAAGGGCAGACCAGAACAGGGGTTAGACTTACAAATGGAGATGTGGTTACTCTAGAACAGTATGGTGTAGTCCAGGTTGAGACTCCTCCAGTACTAACGCCAGAGCCAGTATTGCCTACCCCTACGCCAACTCCAGAGCCAACGATAGAGCCTACACCTACCCCAACTCCTACAGTAGAACCAACGCCAACGCCAGAACCAACTCCAACAATAACTCCACCATTTATTCCACAGGGTGCAACCCTACTTGGCGAGGGGTCAAGTGTTCAGGTAGTTGCACCAGAAGGTCAGAGAATAGTTAGTGTTACTGCTTGGTATGGTGATCCAAATGATGGTTCTCGTGGAGTTGAAGTCTCATCTACCTTGACACAACTAGCTTCTGGACAAACATCGATCACTATTGACTCATCAAATGTTTATGGTGATCCAGCCCCTGGAACAGTAAAGACCCTAATATTTGTAGTGGTATACGAGCAGATACCTACACCTACCCCTACTCCAGAGCCAACCCCCACACCAGAACCGCAGCCAGAGCCTTCTCCAACACCAACTGAAACACCAGTTATAATAGTACCAACGCCTACACCAACAGAGGAGCCAGTTGTCCCTACACCAGAACCAACAGTGGATCCCGAGCCAACCACGCCACCTACGGAAGAGCCAACACCTACACCTACGCCGTCCGAGGAACCTGTTGAAGAGCCAACAACGCCTGAGCCACAGCCGATACCAGAGCCAGAGCCGCTACCAGCCCCAGAAGTACAGCCAGAACCTGAGCTACCTGTAGCAGAGGATGAGGCAGTTGAAGAAATTGCTAGCCTTATTGAAGAAATTAAGCCAGAAGATCTAACAGATGCTCAGGTTGAGCAACTTGTTGAGGCAGCCTTAGTTGTCTTTGAGACTGCTGAGCAAGGCTCCCCAGCTTATGAGCAAGCACTGGAGGCCCTTGCAGTGGCAGCAGAGGCTGATGACCCAGAAATTTCTGAAGAGCTGGCAGCCATTCCATTGCTTGGAGATGCAGCAGGTGCAGCTCTTGAGGCACTTAATAATCTTGGTAACGTTGGTGCCGATATGGCTCCTGAAGTCCGTGAGGAAGCAGAAAAGACAGTTATCGCATCTGTTATTGCTACTGGAGCAGCCGTAAACGCAGTTGCCGCAGCTGCAACGGCAGCAACATCAACAACCACAGGATCATCTGGAGGTGGAGCATCTGCAGGCTCTTCAGGTGGATCGGGATCAACAAGGAGAAAGTTATAAAATGAAGAAATTCTTAAATGATATTTTAGGCCAAGCATGGACCCTATTGGGTATGTTTGTGGCCTGGGTAGTCCTAGAGGGGTCTGCAAAGACCATAGTGGGCTATTGCATCTTGGGTACGCTAGGCCTATGGGCGGTGACGTATCCATTGAGAAAGGACGGTGAATAATAGTATGAATAATAACTATTACGAACCACTAGAAACAAACAGAAAGCTTGACACGTCAGCAGTGAGGTGCCAAGTTGAATAAGATAAAAAGAGTAATTAATTACATTAAGTACTCTATGGAACTAGACTCAAAGCAGCTAAATAAAGAAGCCTTGCAGTCTGCAAAAGAACACTTTCGTGGTGTTCCAAGATATGCAATATCAGTAGATCAGTGGATCAGATATCAGCAGTCTTACAAAAGCGTATATCGTCACGAATACGCAAAAAATAAACTAAAAACCATTTAGATTTAAACCCCAAGTAGAAAGGAATCAAAAATGGAAGAAGTAGAAACTGGTGTAGCAGGAGGGCTTGCTACTATCAAAAACGTAATCTGGAGAATCCTGGCTGTATTTGCAGCTTCAGGTCTATCAGTTCTAGGTGCTGGAGCAGTTGTAGGCGTAGACCTACTGTCAGCCGTATTTATGGCAGGTATCCTAGGTGTCGCAACTGTAGTAGAGAAGCTAGCAAGAGCATTCCTAGAGGATGGCAAGCTATCTATTGACGAGATCAATGCAGCCTTTGCTAAGGTAGACAAGAACTCAGAGCAGTAAAAAGACCAGTCCAACCCCTTGACGACCCCTTCTGGGTAGTGTATACTATAAGAAAACACTATTTAGGAGGGGTTTTCTCATGGCTACAAAATCAGTAAGGTACCCAAAAATGCCAACAAAGATTAAGATTGGTGCACAAGACTGGACAATTATTGAAAGAGATCGTGGTGACGATGGTATTATTGCCGATGACTCCTATGGATACACTTTACAAAAAACTAATACTATTGTTTTGGATAAGCACTGCCCACCATCTCGCAAGCGTCAGACATTATTCCATGAGCTATTTCATGCTATTCGTTTCTCAAATGGTTCAAGTGGTATCAAACCAAATCTGGAAGACATTCAGCCAGATGAAGTAATTTCTACTTGGGAACACTACTTTATTGCTATGTATGAAGACACTATGCTTTTAGTTCTACGTGAAAATCCAGCGGTAGCAGAATACCTCCTAAGCAACGAATAATACTTGACAAATTCTAGGTCAGAGAGTAGAATATATACATGAGCATAGATGAAAAAGATGTAAGAGAAGAAGTCTGGGAATGGCTTCAGGTCGGTATAGACAAGGGCTGGGTAACTGAGCCATTCTGTTATACACATGACGGAGATCCGTACATGTCCGAAGAAGAAGAAAAAGAATGGGAAGACGGCGGAGACCCGTGTGCCCCAGTAATCAAAATTCTAGTATAAGAAAATAAGGGTATGAAAAAAACAACAATTATTATTGGTGCAATTCTTGCATCACTATCACTAACTCCAGCATATGCAGAAGAAGTAAAGACTCTGGCTATTATTGATAGCTACTTTGATACATCCAAGCTTTCTGGAAACATTGAAACTGTTTGTGTCGCAACCACTGGCTGTGACCTAACACCAAATTATGTGTCGAAGTCTTTCTCTGACCCACTTAATCACGGTACTGCTATGGCAGAAATAGCCATTAAGCAAAACCCAAAGGTAAAGTTGTTGCTAATTCGTGCAGCGTCAGAAACAAAGAACGCACGAACAGGTGCAGTATCTATTGGATTAATTAATGGCAATGACTTTCTAAAGTCGCTACAGCTGGTGTCAAATAGAAAAGATGTACAGGCCGTATCATTCTCATATAACCTATCTGGAAACAAGGCATGCTCCTTGTCCACAACTGGTGGAGTAAATGTTAGGCTGGTCGATCCACAAATTCAGTCTACAATCTCTGGCCTAAAGGCTAAGGGTGTTCCAGTATTTTCATCTACTGGAAATAAGGCAGGTGCTGCAGTAAATTATCCAGCATGTATTCAGGATGTAAATTCTGTGGGCATCGGTGACCTAAATAAAAATGGAGCAATTTCTAGTGTGTACACCTTTGATGCTAATACAGATTACTTTGCAACAGCATCAGTATCTAACTATACCTCAAAGGCGTTTGGACTAATTCCAAATACAACTTCTGCTGGTAATGTTGCAGTTGCTGCAAAGTATTTGCTATCATCGCTTGACAACAAGTTTGTAAATGTGATACCATAGTATTAAAGGAAGTCCATCCTTAAACGGACGATTGGGACATAGCTCAGCTGGCAGAGCGTTCGACTGTTAATCGAAATGTCGCAGGTTCGATCCCTGCTGTCCCAGCTAATGGTTCCGCTTGCACCACTCCTCGGGTATAGGATAAAAGCAAGCAAGTGCGTATGTTGCATAGTGGTAGTGCCCTATCCTTCCAAGTTAGAGGTGCAGGTTCGATTCCTGTCATACGCTCTATAGGTTAATCACCTATACGTGTACAAGTGCACGTAAAATTGTCAACACTTGTTGCTGTCCAGGCAGTAGTTAATCTGGCGTGTAAGCACCTCATGATATAGGTTCGGAGCTGGTCACTCGTCTTAGGAAACGACTCAGGGATATAGGTCTGATTAATCTGATATCCCACCAGGATAGATAGTTTAATAGGCAAAACGGCGTTGATCAGCCAGATTGGAAGTTCGACTCTTCCTCTATCCACGAACGACTTATAACTGCAGTTCGTAATTGTTCGGCACCCAGAAATGGGTTAAGCTATAAGCGTCCATCAAGGTTGGTCCACCCTCGTACGAGAACGGCCAGGACTTGTATGGTAACTGGAAGCACTCCAGGTGAAGCCATGGCAAACGGTGCAAATCCGACAAGTCCACGATTCTTGCTAGAGACGGTTGTGTATGCAGCCATTTCGTGCCTCTACAGCCAGTCACAAAGTCTGGCCAAGAATCACCTGGTCTGTTAGCTCAGTTGGTTAGAGCACCACCCTGTCACGGTGGGGGTCGTGGGTTCAAGTCCCATACAGATCGCAAAAAGTGGTGAAGTGGAGTATGTTGCAACTAAACTCTTCGTAAGAAACCCAGTGATGCTGGACATCCACTTTTTATGCCGCCTTAGCTCATCTGGTAGAGCGACGCACTTGTAATGCGTAGGTGGTCGGTTCGAGTCCGACAGGTGGCTCTGAAAGGGTATTGCTATGCAAAGCAGTTTTAATGAAGACTATGACTTCAATATATGGCAGAACTCTATAGATCCTAAGTTTCTAGAAATATCTGCAAGATCTAAGATACCAGAGAAATGGTTGATCTATGGTGGACATGGCTATGAAGATTCACCAATAAAGCCAATAAATAGGTATGTAGAAAATCTATATCCTGGGCCAGAGCTTATTAGCATAAATAATAATACCGTAGTTCTTAGGCAAAGAAATCACGCAGAGATATTTTTGTTAGATAATTCAGATGGCTTCAGGAATATCGATAGGCCACATATGAGACAGTATTATCAGTCTTCTATGTCGCTGCCATTAGACCCAGAGTGTTTTGATCCAGTCTATGCCTTCTACACTCCCTGGATACTAGACCACAATGTATTGGTTGATATTGTCCAGCCATCGGAAGATGGACCGTTTTTGGTACACCACACAAAGGCAAGCTTCTTTGAGTTCCCAGATGTAGTTAATTTTATAGAGCCACAGTTTGTGCCATTTAGATTTAAGAAGAGTGGCGAACATATGGTGTCCCCAGGCTTTGGCAAGATTAAGATTGGATCCCCAATGTTCGACATGGTCTTTGAGGCAGATGATATACTTGTAGAAAAGATAAGGAAGTTCTATGAACAAGATTAAGTTTTATCCATTTAGTAGGGATACATCCCTATTTGCTCCACCACCATTGCCAGCATCAAGATTTTTGCCAGATTGGTATAGGAGCCAGAAGGGTATAATTAATTACGAGCAGTCTATTCCTCACGGGGCAGTTAATGCCACCGTTAAAAAGTGTATGCCAGTTTTTGACATACTCACTTCTGGATATATCATTGTGGCCCCATGTGATATTTATGTAGATGCTACTGATCCAGACAAGCTTACCTACTCAGTGCCACTAACCATGAAGCAGTTTCAGTCTGATATATTTGCAACACATGCACCAGAACAATACTCAGACTATCCAATAGATGGATCAATCTATCACAAGACTCTGTTCAGAGTTATGCCATTTTGGTCAGTGGGAACTCCATCAGGTTATAGTGCTATGTTCTGTCAGCCATTCCACAGAGAAGACACTGGACTATTTGCTATGAGTGCAGTAGTAGACACAGACAAGTTTGTCACTGATGGTCACCTATCATTCCTCGTAAAGAAAGACTTTAAGGGTGTTATAAAGCAGGGTACACCACTCATCCAGGTAATACCTTTTAAGAGAGAAGACTGGGAATCAGAGTTGGTATCAGTAGACGAATCCTCTGCAGTAATATCTAAGCAAAGACTTAGCGTTAGAAGTATGTTTGCAAATGGTTATAAAGATAAGTTCAGATCTAAGAAAGATTATAGGTAGTGCAAGATCCACTAAAAATTAGTTTTACTCCAGCTTTTCGTGAGCCAGGAGAGATGCTGACTGCACCAATCCCTGCCTACAAGAATGTTCCAGAGTGGTATCGAGCTTTGGCTAAGTTTAAAGATTCTAACGACGATATAACGCTAGATCCACAAAATAATCTTGGCACAGATGGAGCACAGGTTTCTACAAAAATGTGCATGCCATTCTTGGATGCAACCACTGCAGGGTATCACTATGTTCTAGAGGATGATCTTCATGTAGAAATAGATACTGATGGCAAGCCAATCCTGTCTTGGGCTGGAGATGTAATGCTTGTAGATAAAAGACCAATCATAGATTTGCCAGTACCGAACAACTGTCATCCAATACATTACGGATGGAGAATGAACTGGTACTACGAGACACCACCAGGATATTCAGTCCTGATCACCCACCCAATGAATAGGTATGACCTACCATTTTATGTTCAGTCTGGAATAGTGGACTCAGATATCTGGGGACTACCAGTTTTCATCACATTCTTTTTACAAAAAGATTTCCAGGGAACCATTCCTAAAGGAACTCCAATCATGCAGATCGTACCATTTAAGCGTGACAACTGGGAGCTAGCAGTAGAGGATACTCAAGAGGCCCTAGACAAGCATGAGTTTATGGCAGAGAACAGACGATCAATGCTCTATGGGTATTACAAAAAGACCGCATGGAGAAAAAAGCTCTTTAGAATGTTTAGAAAAGATGAGTAGTGATGGCAACTATAGACATAATCTTATACTCATATAAAAATAAGAATCTAAAGTTAGTTGTAGACACCGTCTTAAAAAATACAAAGTCTGACTTTAGAATATTTTTGTTTGATCAAAATCCGATAAACAGGAAAGACCTGTTCCTAGATGACAGGATACTATACACTCACATTATATGGGATATAATTCATAGTCCATGCGAGTATAAGGCTCACGCAATATACAATGACGTCCAGTCTGAGTACGTTCTACTTATGTCTGATGATATATTGCTTGATGATGGTTGGGATGTAGAGTCTATGGATCTTATTAGCTCTGGACATAATGTGCTCTCTGGTAATGGCAAGATCACGGTTTCAATGAAGAGTAAAAACTTTTTAGAGTCAGCCTATGATTCTAGCAATGTCCCAACCTTATCTAACTATATTGATAGAAACTTTATATTTACTAAGCTAGATACCTGGGAAAACGTTCCTTATCCATATTCTTTAAAGTACAATGGTGAACAAGAAATTCTTTCTATAAACTTTTTAAAGGCTGGGCAAAGCATATACTCAGTACCCACAAAGATATATTCAAGGCTTGGGCATAACACAATAGAAACTATCTATGTTCCATTTTCTATAAACCACAGATATAACGATGCAATAGAGGCTCTGAGATCACCAGACGGTCAAAGACTGCTTTCAATCTTTGGGATAGACAGCCAGGAACTGATGCCACTAACCTATCCTAAAGATGATGTTTTGTATAATCCCTACGAGCTAAAGTTTCAGGGCGTGGATGCCAGGAAGTTTATATCTAGAATAAAAGCAATTTATTGATATACTTAATACAGGAGGAAAGATGCACAGAATAAAAGTAATAGATAATTTTATAACACCAGAGGATGCCCAGACCTTAATAGATGAGCAAAAGAGTCCGTCTGAAATAAACCCATACCCAGATTATTACAAGAATAGGTACGGTGGCACAGCCTTTCCATATAACAAGCGTGTAATGGACATTTTAATTAAGTATGGTATTAAGTCCAACGAGGTTCACAAGAGTGAGAGTGGATTTCTTAATCCAGTGTATGTGTTTAAATCATTTGGCTCTTGGTGGCACCCAGGACAGAAGGGTGACCTACATCTAGACGCACAGGGTCCAGAACCATTCATTGAGTGGAGCACAATCATTTACTTAAATAGTCCAGAAGATTATGACGGTGGGATTATCTACTTCCCAAACCAGGGGTTTGAATACAAGCCACGACAGTATTCTGCAGTATTCTTTCCATCAGCAGGGTCAGAATATATTCACGGCATCTCTGAGATCACCAGAGGAACTAGACATACCGCACTATATATGCACACAAGCATACCAGAACATGCAGATCCAGACTTTCATTCAGCTCAAGAGCGAAGCACCTGGATGGCATTAGAGCATCCATACAATAAGGGGTAGCATGAAAATCCTGGGAATAAATGAGACTACCCATGATGCATCCGCTACACTAATTGATGAGGGTAAGATTCTTTTTGCTGGTCATGCTGAGAGGTATAGTAAAACTAAGAATGATTGGTTTACTAATCCTCAGCTAATTAGAGATCTATATAAGTATGGTACTCCAGATAAGATTGCCTACTATGAGAAGCGTTGGCTAAAGAAGCTTAGAATATCTTTGCGTGGTGGCTTTGGTGGATCTAAGCCAGAGTATAAAAACATGTGGGTCTCAGAGTTGCCAGAAAAATCATTTGCTCATCACTACTCTCATGCAGCAGCTGGATACTATACCAGCCCATTTAAAGATGCTGTTATTGTCGTGCTTGATGCTATCGGTGAATTTACAACATCTAGTATTTGGGTGGGCAATGGAGACAGCATAACGCTCCATAAAAAGTGGAGTTACCCATTTAGTTTTGGACTCTTCTACTCTGCGTTTACACAGCTAATCGGGCTAAAGCCTAATGAAGAAGAATACATCATGATGGGGATGGCTGCATATGGTGATCCAGATCTATACTTAGATAAAGTTTCTGAATATTTCCCTGCGGTATACAAGCAGAAATATAATTTTCATAAGGGAATATATGACTGGGGACAAGACATCACAGAGAATGACAAGTTTCATATTGCTGCAGCTGTTCAAAAGGTATACGAGGACAGACTTTGGGATTTTATGTACATAGCTCGACAAGAGCTAGACAGTCCAAATCTAGTATTCATGGGTGGCTGTGCATTGAACAGTAAGGCAAACACTATGCTGTGGGACATATTCCCAGACGTTTGGATTATGCCTAACCCAGGAGATGCAGGAAGCTCTTTAGGGGCTGCTGCAGCCATGTCTGGCAAGCACCTAGATTGGCAAGGTCCCTATTTGGGACATGATCTTGGTGGGGAGTACCCTGTTCAGGCCATATTCGATGAGATAATGAGCAATCAGATAGCTGCTGTTGCCTCTGGTAGAGCTGAGTACGGGCCACGTGCCCTGGGAAATAGAAGCATTTTGGCTGACCCACGTGATCCAGAAATAAAGAATAAGGTTAATAAGATAAAGAAGCGTGAACTCTTTAGGCCATTTGCTCCTGTGGTAATGGAAGAATATGCCTCTGAATGGTTCGATATGGACTATACAAGCCCTTACATGCAGTACACACCCAAATGCCTTAAGCCAGATCTAATTCCGTCAGTGGTCCACCACGACGGCACTTCAAGGGTTCAGACTGTAAACAAAGATCAGCACCCAGGGCTTTACAAATTGCTAGAAATGTTCTATAATGAAACAGGTATTCCTATTCTACTTAACACTAGCCTCAACATAAAGGGGCAGCCATTGCTAAATGACGAGGCTGATATAATTGAATGGGAAAAGACATATAAGACAAGGATTATCAGATGAGCTTAGACTACAGGGTGCTAGACCTAGGATTAGTATATTATAAAAATGCTATTCCAGATCCACAGTTTATCATAGACACTGTTAATGAAGTTGATAGAAGATTTACTGCTGGTGAGCATGGCGACAATCCAACTGATGTAAAGTCTTGGAATGCTTGGACTTACGGAAATATGACGTTTAATTGGCAAAAGTTTTTCCCAGAGTCTAAGGACATCAGTCCAGATGACTATTACGGAAAAGAGATGAAGGCTGTTGCAGACATACTGTATTCATCCCTAGATAATGCTTTTGCTCATTATACTAATGTCTTGTATCCGTTTGCAGCAAAAAACATAAAGAATCGTGAGGAAAGCATCCATTTGCTTAGATATGAACAGAATGGTCATTTGCCTGCACACCAAGATCAGGGTGTGAGCAGTCGTGTTTTATCTAGTGTAATGTATCTAAATGATAATTATGAGGGTGGGGAAATTGAGTTTATGCAGTCTGGCGTTAAGCTTAAGCCAGAAGCTGGAAGCGTTATCTTTTTCCCAGCAAACTTCTTGTACGTACATGAGGTTTACCCTATAACAAGTGGCTCAAGATATTCGATGCCACACTGGTACCACAACATGAAACAAATGATTCACTCTAATGGTGACGAATAAAGGAGAAATAAATGGCAAAGACACAGTTTCCAATTGATGGAAAGTTGGGTAAGCAATACAAGGTTACGTCTGAGTATGGATGGCGTATTCACCCAGTAGAAAAGACAAAGAAGCACCACAATGGAGTAGACCTATGGGGTGCAGCAGCAACAATTTATATTGAGAACTTCCACGATGGTAAGGTTATTTTTGCTGGCCCATCAAGCAAGAAGAATCCAGATGGATCGGTTGGTGGCTTTGGCTACCACGTAATGGTTCAGCACAAGATTGACGGCAAGTTCTATGTATCTGTTTATGCTCACATGCGTAAGGGATCTCTAAAGGTTAAGGTTGGTCAGAAGATTGAGGCTGGAACAGTTCTGGGTATCATGGATGCCACTGGAATGGTTACTGGTAAGCACCTACATTGGGAGATCAACGTTGGAAAGAAGTATGTTTGGACTGGCAACGGTAAGGGATATGTAAACCCAATGACCTTCACTAAGGCACTTATTGCAAAGGAGGCCGCATTGGCAGAAGCTGCAGTGGCTACACCAGAAGATGGCCCAACTGCTGCAGCACCAACACACGATGACGCTCAGGCTGACGCACTGGCAGCAGAACGCCAAGCCGCAAAGGCGGCTCTAGCATAATGGCAGATTCTAGAAAAAAGAGTCTAAAGAAAACCATTAGCTGGCAGATTGTTCACATGACGCTGGTTGCTGGAACCATCTACGTTCTGACTGGTGAGTGGGAAATTGCAGGCATTGCAGCCCTAATGGAGCTGGTGTGGGAATCTATAGCGTTCTACTTCCACGAAAGAGCCTGGGCCAAGTGGGGTAAGAAGGTAAAGTAATGGCAACATATGAATACACTTGCCGTGAATGTGAGACAACCAAAACTGTTTCTAGAGGCATTTCAGATCCAGATCCAGGATATTTTTGTGAGACTTGCGGAAATAGAATGAACAGGGTATACTCAATGAGTAACCCAGTGTTCAAGGGTAGTGGATTCTACAGAACGGATAAGTAGTGACAGAGACATTAGAGTGGGTACTAACTGCTAATGATCGTTGTGATAGTTGTGGGGCACAGGGGTATGTCCAAGTAACAGGAGTTACTGGAGACCTTGTGTTCTGTAACCATCACTACAATAAGATTATGGACAATACAACTGGGTATGAAAAAATGATGAACTTCGCTTATAATATTTTGGATGAGCGAGATCGACTAGTTGAGAATAGATTGCAGGGAAAAGATTGATAATTCAAATTATTGGTTTGCCAGGAAGTGGTAAAACTACAATAGCCGATGCACTAAGAGATAGAATTAATGGTTTGCATATCAATGCTGACGACGTTCGTAATGGAATTAATAAAGATCTTGGTTTTTCAATAGAGGATAGAGTTGAGAATGCTAGAAGGCTGGGAGAGCTTGCTAGACTCATGGCTACTAAACAGGATAAACCAGTCATTGTAGACTTTATAAATCCAACAGCCGCTACGAGAGAGGCCTTTGGTAAGGCAGACATTGTTGTTTGGATGGATACAATTACCGAGGGAAGATTCGAAGATACAAATAAGCTTTGGGAGACTCCGCTACAGTACGATCATCGAATAACTGTAATCGGAAATGACTACGATGATTCTATCGCCACGAGAACCTTTAAGATAATTACAGATTTTAACTTGTTTGATTGGAAAGCAGACTCAACGCTAATGCTTGGTCGCTACCAGCCTTGGCACGAAGGGCATAGGGCTTTATATGATGAGGCCAAGCCAAAGAATAAGCAAACTGTAATTGCAGTAAGGCATACTCAGGGGATGACGGAAAAAGATCCAATGTCGTTTGAGGATGTTAAGAGGAATATCTTGGCTGACGTTCCAGACGCAATAGTAATTAAAGCACCAAACTTTAAGAGCATTGTTTACGGACGTGATGTTGGATATTCTATAGAACAGATCAACCTGTCACCAGAGCTTCAGGCTATATCGGCTACTCAGAAACGCAAAGAGATGGGCCTATGAAAGAAACAAATAAAAGATCAATAGTTAAGGCACTTACCTATAGATTTTGGCAAAGTTTAAATACTTTTATAATTTCTTTGGTAGTTACTGGTAAGCTAGATATGGCAGCTGCTATTGTTAGTATTGAAGTTGTAGTAAAGATAATTATCTACTTCTTCCACGAACGCATTTGGAGCAAAATTAGATGGGGCATGAAAAATGTTTGAGTATTATGTAAAAGAAGTAACCAACGTAGTAGATGGAGACACCATCGACGTTGTAATTGATTTAGGGTTTGATATTAGCTTTAGTTCACGTGTTCGTCTGGCTGGTATCGATACCCCAGAGTCACGCACTACTGACAAGGTAGAGAAGGTACTTGGGCTAGAGTCTAAAGAATACCTCAAGAAGGCCATTAAGGCCGCTAAGACTATTGTAATAAAGACTGAGAAGATGGATTCATCTGAGAAGTATGGTCGAATTCTTGGATGGGTATATCTAGATGGATCTGGTAACTCTATTAACAATGAAATGATTGAGAAGGGCTACGCCTGGGGATATCTTGGCGACACAAAGGTAAAAGACTTCGATGCTCTTGCCAAGGCCCGTGCCAAAAGCTCTAAGTAAAATTAAACTAAAGTAGTATAATTTTATTATGGATTACTTAATAGGCTTCTTTGTTGGCACCACGCTAATGGTGGTTTTTTATAAATTTTTAATTAAAAATTCATTAAGAACTAATGACAAAGTAGCTATAAGATATAGTCAAAGCCACATTTTTAATATAGTAAAGCCTTTCGCCAGCATAGTGTATAGCACACCAAAGCCAGCCATAAAGACACAAACTACGGAGTACGAAAAGTCTCAGACGGTTAGGGTTATTATGACTGATGGGCAGGCATATTGGATTAGGGATAATACCTTCTACACTGCTGATATAAATGAAGACTATTCTGTAGACAATGATTCTACCAGAGTAGTTGACACAATGAGTATGGATAAGGTACAATTAGATAAAATAATATTTATTGTAGATAGATTAACGGAGGATTCAGACAATGATGATAGCAATTCAAGGAACTCGTGGATTTAATGATTACACGATCTTTCTAAGAGCTATGGGAACTGCTCTATCCTCAATGCTTGAAGACGATACAGAAATTCAAATATTTTCAGCTGGCCCAGCACATATAAATGATATGGCCACTGAGTTTACTAATGTTTCTGAAAGAGGTCTAAAGGCTCGTGGAAAGAAGATTAAGTTAATAAGAGTCCCACCAAGCTGGATTGAGAAGAACATTCACAGCATAGATTATTTTGCATTCTTTAGTAAGCCAAAGGAGCCAATGTCTCCACTAGTAGACCTGGCTGATGCAAAAGACGTCGAGGTTGGCGTATATAGATACTAAACCTAGTGTCTATCAAACAAATAAAAGCAATAGGGGTGTGATTATGTTAATTAATTCACTTGAAAAGATGGAGCGTATTGTAGAAAACAATAGAGCTCTTGCCTGGGATGGCTGGACAGTAGTCGAAAGCAATTTCAAAGAAAATGGCGTCGTGTCAAAGGATGGGGCGTATGTTAATGGTAGATGGATCGTACAGAAGCGTTATGATGCCAATGCTAACGGCTGGGAGATACCAGACAAGTTTGCGAGGTAGCCCGTGAAGAATGACTGGAAAGATAACGGTCTGTGCCATGGCTATGATACAAACTTCTTCTTTGATAAATATGAAGAAGATATTCCTCTTAGGTCTGCAATAGATGAATTATGCTCTAGCTGTCCATTAGTTAGACATTGCTTTGCTGTTGGCATTTCACAAAAAGAGTGGGGTGTCTGGGGAGGTGTTTACCTAGAAAATGGTGGCATATCTAAAGAGTTTAATAAGCATAGAACCAAGGCTCAGTGGGCTGAAAAATGGAAAAACTTAACGATGGACAACTAATGTATGAAAAAGAATTTAAAACGGACATGGTCTTTGAAAATAAAAAAGTTTATGTTCTTAGAGACATCAAAGACATAGTGTCTAGATCAATAGGTCATAGACCTAATTTAGAGCAGGCCATGTTTGAGATAGTCTCTAGCAAGCTTCACGGACTAAGGGTCTCGCTTGATCCAGAACCTTCTTCAGAAAAGGTTATATGCTTAGTTCCAAAGGACCAGGCAACCGTGACCAATCTGCATGACCGTGGGTCCGTGGATATTTATTTTGGAGACATCGTAATTGTTTCTGGAGATACTCCAATAGATGTTTCTGGCAATTGTCTGCTATTTGATTTCTATGTATCTAGTGAACAAATTGTGTTCGGTGATGGATCGCTCAAGTTTGAGGTTACTGCACTAATTAATGACAAGTATACTGTAGTGGTTAATGCGGATAGTCCAGAAGAGGCTATAAGTATTGCTAACGAAATTCCAATAAATAGCTGGCTGCATCCAACAATTGAGCCAGGATTGAAGGAAAGAAGAATAGTTAGATATGCAAGATGGGGAAACCTTTCTGCAACGGAGGTGCACTAATGTATACTGACGCAATGAAGATGGCCTTTCACTCAATTACTCCACCACCAAACTTTGGGGTACAGCTAATTGACAATGATAACTTTATTACTGTGAAGGCCAAGGAGGACATATTCATGAGACTGCTTGACGAAGAGAAGCGTAGTGCGATAGAATATATGATAAGGGTAAAGAAGGCGTTAGAGGATAATGGAGCTATCGTCTTAATAGTTAGAGAAGGCGGAAAAGAAGAATGATCTTAGACATAATTGCATTAGTTGCTATATCGTCTATCTCTGTATTTCTATTAATACTACTAATCATTCAGCGTAAGCGTACGTTAGATGCTCTAGAGAAGTATATAGAGGCAGAAATTGAAAAGGCAATAGTTCTAGAGAAGCTGGAAGAAGCCATAAAAGAGAATGAATTAAAGAGTATTGAGGGATCTGATGGGTTCCTTAAGTTCGTGTCTGATTCTCGTGAGTGGGCCTTTAAATATATAGAGGATGTTCAGGAAGCTTTTGGCAAGTTCGATAAGACAATTATGCCAGACTTAGACTATGCAGATACCTATGGGATTTTGAGCATGGATATGCCTAGCAAGGATGCCCTGGCTAGAATTAGCAAGGCATACAAAGAATTAAAGAAAATGCTTCCACAAGATATGGTAAACTAATAGTCGGTCATTAGACCATAGGAGGAGATTATATGCTTGGAGTAAAAGACAACGCTGAGATTGACGACTATAGCTATAAGGTTTGTGAAATATCTGGTTGTGAAGAAGAGTCTACAGAAATTTATGAAGATGAATCAAAAGTCATAAATGTTTGTGACCAACACGATAGAATACTTAATGCCAATAAGTGGACATTATGGTAAAGATAAGGAAAATAAAATGAATAAACAGTTGAAGGCACTACTTGCCTCATACGCACGATCAGTTTTGGGTGCAGGAACTACCCTGTATCTAGCAGGAGTTACTGATCCACTAGACCTAGCTTGGTCGCTAATCGGTGCAATCGCACCAGTAGCAATTCGCTATATCAATCCAAACGATGCCGCTTTTGGTCGTACACCAAAGGCTGAAGAGGTTGAGGTTGCTCTAGCAAAGGCTACACCAAAGAAGGCACCAGTAAAGAAGACAACAAGGAAGTAATATAGTTATATTTAGAGGGGTAGGCCATTTATTTGGTCTGCCCCTTTATGCTATAATTTAAACAAAGATAGGAATATAATGCCAAGCAGACTCCCAATGCCGTGCCTTGGGCCAGAAGAAGTTAAATTTTTTCCAGATAACGAAATTGAAAGTAGTCGTGTACTGGACCAAAAACAATTAGATGGTGCCAAGATTTATTCTTCTAGAGAAGAGTATGCAAAAACTTTACCGCAGGGTATGAAGTGGATGGAGATTGGTGTAGCCTGGGGGTACTACTCAGAAATTGTATGCGACCTAGCGAACCCTAGATCAACAGAGCTAGTAGATCTATACGACAACGTATTGCAGTGCTGGTCAGACTTAAAGTTTGGCGAATGCAAATGCGACGGAATGAAGCACGAGAGACTATACGATGCAGAAACCCACGAGCAGTACATCATTGACAAGTTTACCAAGTATGCAAATGTAAAAACTATCAAGGGCACAGCACCACAGATATTGCCTAACGAATCTGACTATGATTATGTCTACATAGATACCGAGAATGAGAGATTTCACATAAGAGAAATGATGAAGAAAGTTTCTGGCATGATCAAGGTTGGCGGACTAATGGGCCTTAATGACTACACATACTTTGACGGTGTAATCCTAGACATCCCGTATGGAACATATACATCTGTTAATGAGTTCCTTTGGCTTAACAAAAATTGGTCTGTCGATGCCATGGCTATGCACCAGGTTGGGTTCAACGACATCTACCTGAGAAGAAATGCATAATGCCAAATCGTCGTGCTAATTTAAATCTTAGTTCTCTTAGATCTAGTACATGCCTAGATGATGTATTTTTTAATGAGTTTGATCTTAGCTGGTTTAAGGGGGCTACCGAAAAGGTGCTGACCAGAGTCCCGTCTGAGCCAGAAGATGTTGATGATGGATCAGTGAGCTATGTGTACAACAATGAGTTTTTTAGGTCAGATGACTTTTCTACGAACCACCAGGGCTCTCATATTCTATTTGCTGGCTGTTCTCAGACTGAGGGCATAGGTAGTCCTCTGGAAACTGTGTGGTCTAAGATGCTTCACAAAGAGTTGTCTAAAGATAATGATGTAGATGGATTCTATAGCATTGCAAGATCTGGCTTTGGTTGGCAAAAAATAATATCTAACTTTATGGTTTATTGTAGCAAATATGGAAAGCCAGACTATCTATTTGTAATGGTGCCAGATCTCTGCAGATTCTTTGAGTGGCACGAAGAGCGTTCTGCCTGGGTATATCTTCAAAGAATTACTGGTGACGATGCTTGGGCTAAGGACAAGGCTGGAGACCCCATATTTTATCAGCAAGCTACGGAAAAAGAATATAGAAAAGCAATAATTGATTTTAAAATATCTTGGGACTTATTTGAGAAATACTGTGAGTCAATTGGGACTAGCATTCTTTGGGGTACATGGGAATACGAAGACTCTGTGGTTTACAGGGATCTAGTTAAATCACCTAACTATATAGACTTCTCCTATGATGGCTTTCTGTCTTATGCCTCTTCCAATAGGCAAAATGCCAAGATGCTGCCAAATGACCTATTTCGTAGAGACGGACATTCTGGTGTACTACACCATGAGTACTGGTTAGATGGATTTAAGAAAGAGATTGCTAAAAGGGAGTGGTTTAATGTTTAAGAGAGTTATAAAGTGGTATAGGCTTAGAAAAATAAAGAAACAGATTAAGCAGCCCAGAAATTTTATATATTAATTATGATAGAATTATAGTTAAGATAGGATAGTTAAGTGTACATAGATAAAATAAATGACCAACTAAATGGTGTCACCACAAGCACCAAGGGAAACAAGTATAGCTTTGAGTCCCCAATTCCTGGCGTACATATTTATGATAACGTGTGGCCAGACTCAATGGATTTCTTTAATAAGATTGAGACTGATCAGTATTGGCAGCAGAACAACTCTAATGGGAATCACCCGTGGGTACGTGAAGACTACCTAGATGAAGATACAGGAAAGAAAAGCAAAACATGTTGGATTTGGAATGACAACACTGTAAGAGAAAATCTATCAGATGTTGTTGATTCATATCTATTTCACTGGAACTTAGATCCTCGCAGCCGAGAGTCTCTTAGAATAACTAAATTTACTGGACCAGGAGAATTTTTTGGCTCTCACTCAGATGATTCTTTTGCAACACCAAGAACAGCGTCAATGGTTTATTATCCCAATGATGACTATGAGGGTGGAGAGTTAGAGTTTATTCACTTTGGTGTAACCATAAAGCCAAAGGCTGGTCAGCTATTCCTATTCCCGTCTGGCTATAGTTACGAGCATAAAGTACATCCAGTTAAATCTGGAACAAGAATAACCATGGTCTCATTTTTTAATGAAATAACTCCAGAAGAGAGAGAGCATCGCAATACTCTGATTGATCAGTCTACTTACTATCAGCCAAAGCTAAAAAATGTTTTTGACGAAAACTTTGGTTAGTTATCAGTAAAAGAAATTGATACTGCATTTCTTACAGACTTAGATTCAACGCTGTGATCAATCCCCTTTGGGATAAATAGCATATCCCCAGGCTCTACAAAAAACTCGTCAGTGCTGTCTTCGTAAAATGCTCTCCAGATTGTCGTACCATTACACTGAATATAGAACCCATCTACTGGATCCGAGTGTCTGGCAGGGACTAATAGATTGAAATCAAATTCCTGGGGTACTGTAGCAGGGTTTGAATTGAAAAATAGTCTAGAGAACTCTTCTGCCTCTTCTGGAACGGTATTGTCAGTAGCATTAAGCATATGAAATATTGATAGTGCAGCTATCTTCTTGCCATCGTGTAGGCTGGACACTAAGCCTATCAGATTATCTAAAGATTTGCTATAGTTTTCTGAATTGTCTACCGCAGAACTAGCAAAAGATTGAAACCTCACTAGATTTAATGCAAGTGCCCTATTGTAGATCTCCGTAAAGTCATCCCAAGTTGGCAAAGAGTCAACCGCTGACTTAATGAATATGATCTTTTTCTGATTAATGGCATCATAAATAGACTGTTTATTTAACATACAGTTAGTATAGCATGGGCGTATGCTATAATATACGTATGCCATACAGTGTTGGAGAAAAAGGAAGCTACGGATGTAGCGGATACCCTGCCGTCAAAGAGGGTGGAGAAGTTATGGGCTGCCATGAAACTAAAGAGCAGGCAGCCGCACAAATATATGCAATCAATCAATCTGAGGGCAATATAGATAAACAGTCACCTTGTTGGGATGGATATGTTCAGCGTGGAATGAAGCCAAAGAATGGCAAGATGGTTCCTAACTGTGTACCAGTAAGCAAAGCAGATCGTCCAATTATGGAGGGTGACTATGTTATGGGTGGCACATCCGAAGGAATTGTTGTCGGACAAGTAGAGCATGTTATGCGTGAGGGTGGGACTTATGGAACACCAGGAACAGAATACGCAATAGTATCTACTCCAGAAAATCCTGCTATGGCAGTAAGAATGTTTGAACAAGAAGAAGACGGAAAGTTTTGTCCGACACCATACTCTATCGGTATGCTTTATAACGATGCAATTCCCGTAGATATTGAGATCGCTGAGGAAGATGATGAAGAAAAAATGTCTAAGGCTGATGGCTATTCCCCTCCTGCTGGTGCCAGGGCTGCTGCTCGTCGTGCTATTAAGTTTAAGGAAGACGGAAAAGCAACAGGAGCTGGAACTGCAGTTGGCTGGACAAGAGCTAGACAATTGGCTAATGGAGAGACACTCTCGCTTAGTACGGTAAAGAGAATGTACTCTTACTTCTCACGTCACGAAGTAGACAAGAAGGGCAAGGACTGGGGCAACTCAGCTAACCCATCTAATGGCTACATTATGTGGCTAGCGTGGGGTGGAGATGCAGGATACTCTTGGTCACGCAGAATTGCACAACGTGAGACCGACAAGGCGATGTTTGCTGATTTCGGTAAAGACTATACAAAGTCTAGATCTATTGACTTAAACATCTAAATCTGATACCCTATATACCTGGCCCCATCGTTTAATGGTTAGGACACCAGGTTTTCATCCTGGCAATCGGAGTTCGATTCTCCGTGGGGTCACAAAATGTTTCTTATTTTAAACATTTTTGTATAAATGTAAAGAATATGATACAATAAATATATGGAGATAACTATGAAGTCAAACCAGCAATCGCATCAGCGATATAGCTTGGCCTACTCGTGGCAACATCAAGCCAGCCTCCAGAGCATTCGCTCACTATAAACCAAACAATCTATAACTTAATATTCATATCGCCTAAGTGTTACGGTAGCACATTAGTCTCCAAAACTAAGGGCATAGGTTCAACTCCTATAGGCGGTGCCATACCAATATAGCTCAACGGAAGAGCATTTGCCTACGAAGCAAAGGGTTAAAGGTTCGAATCCTTTTATTGGTACCAAGGCATGGCCGCTGGGACGGATACGGGACTGTAAATCCTGTGCAATTTGCTAGAAGGGTTCGATTCCCTGACATGCCACTGTGTACGTAGTTCAATGGTAGAACGCTTGGTTGTGGTCCAAGGAATGGGGGTTCAATTCCCCTCGTACACCCCATACTCCTATGGTGTAATTGGCAACACCCCAGATTTTGGATCTGGTATTTTTGGTTCGAGTCCAGATAGGAGTGCTTGACAACATACACAGCTCGTGCTATAATATATATGCCTGCCAACTGGGGGCAATTAACTCGCTAAATATTAGGAGATGATATATATGGTTATTTTTAATGACCCATTCATTGGAAACCTTGCTCAGGAATTTGAGAAGGTATTCTTTACAGGACAGCCATCAAAGGCAACTTACCCACCATACAACATCAACAAGATTTCGGATGAACATCTGGTTCTTGAATTTGCTGTTGCTGGATTTAATCAGCATGGCATTGATATCTCAGTAGAGAAGGATGTGCTAACCGTTAAGGGTGAGCGTCATGAGGACGAGGGAGCAAACTATATCCACAAGGGTATTGCAGGTCGCAAGTTTACTCGCTCATTCAATCTACCAGAATATTTTGAGGTAGATCGTGCAAGTATGATTGATGGAATTTTGTATATTGATCTATACAAGCGTGTTCCAGAAGATAAAAAGCCTAAGAAGATTACTATTAGCTAATCTATTAGTCATGGTGTCCTGGGTATGACTTTAAACTGCCCAAACACTTGACAAATAAACTCAGAAAGAGTAAACTATATCTATGAATAGAATTCCAGATTTGGATGAGATTAATCCATGGGAGGATGGCCTTAGAACTGGGGCTGCCTCAATAATTGATGCTATTGTTAGCATGCTAGAGCGAGAGCTATACAAAAACAAGGGTGAAGACGTTGTGTATGAATACGCAATTAAAGCCGTAATCCAAAAAGTTAAGGACATGAAAATTGATTAAGCCGCTAGAAGATAAGGTAGTCCTAGAACTACCAAAGGCAGAGGAAAAGACCACACAGTTTGGTCTAATTATTGCAGGATCTGCTGAGGAGAAGCCACAGGAGGCCATTGTAGTTGCTGTTGGTCCAGGTGCAAAGTTTGCTGATGGAACTACCATGGAGCTTGCTGTAGAGGTTGGAGATAAGGTTATCTTCTCTAAGTACCAGGGCACAGAGATTGAGCACGATGGTAAGCAGTACCTGATCATCGCATACCGTGACATCTTTGCTGTAATCAATGACTAAGCATAGAGCAGACTATAGACTGCTGAAATATCCATTAAGAATTTATCTTTACTATTGGAGGAATCAGTGGTATTATTTTACTAAGCCGAAAATCAAAGCAAAGATAGGAGAGACAATCAATGCTATTACACGGACCAGCCTATACAGAAATTGGGCAGATACTTTTAACAAACACTGAGACTCTTGATCACGAAGCTGATTGGGCTACAACTGGTCTAGACGCAATTGCAGAAGTAATTGCAGAACATCGTGGGTACAAACAGGATAAGTATGGATATGGCCCACTACTAACATCGAATGAGGGCGATGATGAATTTGACAACGAAACTTTTACTATGCGTACTTATTGTTGGTGCGATGGTCGTCTTAAAGGTCATGAAGATTCATGCCCCCCGAATTTTTATCACAAACCTACTGGTATTACTATTACTTGGTATAAACATTCTGGTAGAGGCATTACAGCAAACGTAGAGTGGATGCCAGCGTTAGCCTGGCACCGTATTGTAAACGAATGTATAGAAAGCGTAGTTAAATAAATGCACACTGACGAACTGTTTGAAGTAGTCTTTGGACTAGAGCACATGATTGCTGAATTCTTTTGGAACATTGTATTCTTTGTGGGGGTACTGATTGTTTCTAAGGCTAAGGCATTGCGTAAGATCCACAAGTACATCGATGATAAGCACGATGTAAAGCATGAGGAATACTAATGATTAGTATTGATAAAGTTATTGACATACTACAGAGAAATGGGCTGTTATGTAAGTCCGAACACGAAGTATGTAGTATGTCGGAGCGAGGCCACGGATGCAACTGTGGCAAGGTATATAAAGAGCTTAGGAGAGAGCAATGAGTGAACAACCAATTGAAGGCCAGCTACGTGGCATAGGACTTCGTCTAGACCCACAGGGGATACTAATCGCACCACACACACAAGATGGTCTCACGTGGGGCTATACAATTATTGATAGGGACAAGGTTCCTACAATGTATATCAATGGTGAATGGCGTGATGTTGTTCCAGTAGGAGTTTGGTCACAAATGCTAGCAAACTGGGATGACATTGCTAAGTTTGCTAATGATCTATTTAGTGATTATCCAACATACCTAGATTACCCAGAAGTAAGGAAGCTCTGTAGCTAAATGAATAATAAGATTAATGTATTGGACAAAGGATATGTCAGACTGGTTGACACTCTTGGAAGTGACCTTAGCATTGTTAACGCTGCTCGTGTTAGTTATGATAAGGAAAGTAACGAATTCTCTGAACGAGATTCAAGACTCATTGAATTCCTTATTAGGGAGAAGCACACCAGTCCATTTAGACATGCTGCCCTCACATTCGAGGTGTATGCCCCATTGTTCGTTGCACGACAGTGGTGGAAGTATGCAGTAGGTTCTACCCATGTGGATGACCAAAACGGATGGAACGAGTCATCACGTCGCTACATCACCGAGGATGAGGAATTTTATGTTCCGAGTGCATCCTCTTGGCGTAGCAAGCCTGAGAACTCTAAGCAGGGAAGTGGTGAGCCAATTCATTTTAGTAATGGTGCTCATTATACTAATAAGCTTCGTGAATCGATTGTCGAAGGCGTAAAGCTTTACCACGAGGCCATGGAGGACAATGTTGCTCCAGAGTTGGCACGTCTATTCCTACCTGCCTATGGCATGTATGTTCGTTGGCGTTGGACCACCTCACTGCAGGGTGCTATCACATTCCTAGAGCAACGACTTGGACACGATGCCCAGGTGGAGATCCAGGATTATGCCAAGGCAGTCCAGAGTCTTACAGAGACAGCGTTTCCCAAAACAGTAAATGCATTTATAGCTGGTCTATAGATGTATGGGGTGTTAGCTCAGCTGGTTAGAGCAACGGACTCATAATCCGTCGGTCGTGGGTTCAAGTCCCACACACCCCACTCTGCGATATCCTAATAGGTCAAGGAACCACTCTTATAAGGTGGAATATCTGGGTTCAAGTCCCAGTCGCAGTACGCTCTTGTGATGGAATGGCAGACATACTAGACTTAAAATCTGGAGACGAAAGTCGTGTGGGTTCGAGTCCCACCAGGAGTACCACCCCCTCGTAGCTCAGTGGATAGAGCGTCGGACTTCTAATCCGTGCGTCGTTGGTTCGATCCCAACCGAGGGGACAAGTAGATATGGTAGAATTGAAACATGATTAACAATATAAAGGTAATAGAAAACTTTATGTCTGAAGAGGACATGAAGTTTTTTAGACATTACAACGACTATCTTTTAGAAAATAAGTATGATAAGTTTATAAAGTTTTATGAGGGCAAGCGTCCAGTATTATCTTTTGGAAAAGATCTGTATCACAAAGAAAGATCGCATCTCACCCTTGACGTAGTAAAAGAGAAAGAGGCAGAAATTAGAGGCTTGTTCTCAGACGTCACTAATAAGATAAAAGAAGTTTTTAATGATGAAGATGAACTATATGTTTGCTCACTTTGGATAGCAAAGCAAGAGCCAGGGGCAGAGGTAGAGATACATGAAGACACTGACGGTGGTGTAAACACACACTTTAAGTACAGCTGCATCCTTTATCTGAATACATTGTCTAGCGGTGGAGAACTAGTATTTACTGATTTAGATTATACATATAAGCCTAAAGCAGGCGATCTTGTAGTGTTTGAGTCTCAGACTACTGGTAGACATATGGTTCCAGAAATTCCAGAAGAGCGTTATACAATTCCAATGTGGATTACTGCAGACAAAGACTTTGCAATTTAGTCTAATTCAAATTCTGTTTTGTCTGGAAACATGTCTGCAATGATGTGAGATATCTCATTAAATGAATTATCTTCGGTAGACAGCAGGTAAGAGTCGCCATTGATGAAATCATACGATCTAGACATTAATCTTCCTTGGGAATAAACCTTTACGTCATTTGTTAGGGTCCCACCAATACCAAAGATATTTCCATAGTTAGATCTTTCTAGGTATGGCATAGTGA